TGGCATTGCCATTATTATCATTTCCTCCAGATACTATATTAACTGCATTTCCATCACTTGTATAAGTAAGAGTTCCAAAATGGTCATCAGCTTGTGTACTTGCATTAGGACTTATGGTTGGTTCTGGTAGATTAGCTGAACATAATGCTTTATAGCCTGTTGGTGGTGCATATTTAAATACTCCTGCTCCAGTACCAGTTGCAGTTCCTGCCGTAATTTCTCCTGCAAAACTTGCATCTTGTCCACAATTTAAAATTACAGTATTGCTATATGCACCAACAAAAGGTCTATATCCTGCTAAATCTATACTTTCTGTAGGATTAGAAGCATTAAACGAAGCTGATGTAGTTGCATTAGTATAGTAACTATTATTTATGCCAACATAAAATTTATTATTATCAGCATCTATAGCAAATTGTAAAATTGAGTCTGCTGAAATTGTATTACTTGTGCTTGAAGATTGTGAGCCATTACTTAAAATCCCTAAAGAACTGTCATTATATATTCCATAGAGTTTAGTAGTAGAACCATTATTAGGCTGTGCAGATATATTTGAGTCTGCGTGTGCAACTCCTGCAAATATAGCACTACTTCCACTTGTTGCAGAAGCATTTAAAACTTCAAAATACCATTTACCACTTGAAGGGATTTCAAACGTACCTCTTGATGCTCTGAAACTAGTTCCATTGTTATATTTTAAATTACCCTCTGAAAGTGTACCACTAAAAGGGTCTAAAGGATTAAGTGTTGCCCAGTTATTCTCTGGACTATCACTTACACAATCAGATGCGACTATACCACTAGATGTCCAATGATTATTGTTACCACTTGTATCAGCACCTATTGTTGATGATGATGCAGTTCCAGTTCCAGTTTGTTTAAACTCTAATCTGTATCCATTTGTGCCATAAGAGCCAGTATATTCTTTAGCTATCCATACACCATTTTTAGTTTCACCAAATGAAGAAGGTGTTAACTGAGAGCCATCAACAAAGTTAACTTCTGCCATATAACCATCAAAGTATCTTGTATTATCAACATTTCTCCCAATACCTTGTAAAACATTGTTATTTATGTGCATATCATAGTTTTGTGGCACTTGAGCATAATATTGAGCTTTATCTGTTTGTTCTGTTCCATTTACATAATATCTTATTCTATTTGATGCAGTAGATTGTGTTGTATCTACAGATATAACGAAATGATACCATGAACTTGTATCTCTGAAACTTGCATTTGTTTCCTCTGAATAATCAGCACCTCCATTGTCGTAAGTATAAAGTGCTAAATAATTTGAATTTGCAGTAACTTGTGAAAAAAATCTAAAGACACTTATATTACTAGAGCCACCACCAGAAAATATAGATGTATCATTACTACCAGTTGTGTTTTGTGGGTCTAAAACACCTCTTTTGAGCCAAGCAGACCAAGTAAAAGTTCTTCTATTTCCTGCACTTGATGGTGTTCTGTATAGATAGGCACTACTTCCACTATCAAATCTTAATGATTGTGTAGCAACACCATTGTAAAATCCTGCACTTGCTCCAAACCATAATTCTGAACTTACCATTTAATTATCCAAAGTTTAATTGTGGTGTACCTAATAAAATTGAATTATCAGCTTTGATTACATAAGGCACAACATCATAATCATTTAAAGCTGAAGATAAACTTAAACCTCCTGCACCGACTGTTTCATAATCTCCTGCACTTGAAAAAGATATTGTTCCAACACTTCCAGAACTGGGTTGTATAAATATAAATACCCCAGTTTGTCCAATATTTGATGCTTCTGTTGTTGGATTGGCTAAAGTATTTGAACCACTTGCCAAAGTAACGATAAAATTTTGGTGTGTATCAAAATTAAATGTGCCACTTACACTGGCAAAAGTACCACTAAATGTTTTAGGTTGTGTTGCAGTTCCAAAGACCACCCTACCAGTTCCGTTTGGTGTTATGTTTATATCTCTATTTGAGGTTGATACAATGCTATGTGTAACAACATCTAAATTACCACCTAATTGTGGTGAAGTATCTCCAGATAAACTTGTAGCTGAATCTGATACGTTTACTGTATTTGCTGATGTATTAAATGTAGCAAATGTAATATCATCTGAACCATCATAAAATTTTAATATAGGATTTGCTGAATCAGTAATATCTAACCACATCATACCAACATCAAAATAAGTTGGTCTTGATGTTCCTGCATGAAATTGACCTAGATTTTCTAAAATTTTATTTAAATCTGACCTAAAAGATGGAAAAGATTGATTTTCAACCTGCAAATCTGTTGGTCTATTGGTTGAATTTGGATATCCCATTTATTTATTCTCCTTTAAAAACCTTTAGTGATAAAATCAAAAGTTTTTGAAACTCCTGCATTTGAACTATTAAAAAAAGCAACATCAAACCCATTTATTGTTTTATTTGATACTGTGAAATAATCGCCAGTTGCCATACCTTGTCCAGTTATCCCTACTGCAAAATTAGCACTTTTGTAAGGATTTGTAAATGTGATAGATTTAGTACCAGTTCCAGAAACAACATCATTACCACTAAATATTCTATCTGGCATATCTATTGTTACTGTTACTGTTGATACAACTGGTGTACTTGCTAAATCTCTTGATATCAAAACAACTCTAAATTTTAAATATCTTGCTTCATATTCTCCAATAACAAAAAACCTAAAATCTGTATATGTAATATTATCATCACTTGTTGCAATCTCTAAATGAGCATTACAGTTTGCAGGGGTATCACCATCAAAATTTGAACTAGCATCTTCAAAATCACCACTTCTATTATCAAATAAATCATCTGGGTTATCTGCACTTGTGTCTAATGCTCCAGTTATTCTTATTGTATGTTTTGCCCCTATATCTATAACATCTGCAAATTCATAATTACCACTTGCGAAAAAATCAGCATTACTTGCTCCACTATCAAAGAATCTAACTGTATCAGCATCAAAATTTCCAGTTGCTGAATCAAATTGTTCTGATGAATCTAATTCAATAGCACCATCAACTAAAACTGTATTGGTAAAAGTTCCTGCAAAAGATGGGTGTTCTGATTGTGTTGCGATACCATTAAAATTTCTAATACCAGTTACATTTGAAATTACAGCAGTAGCATTTGAACTAAAATTATTATTTTTATCTACTGCTTTTATTAAATAAGTACCTTGCCTTGCTGTTGTTGTAATTGAAGTTGCAGGTCTTGATATTTTTTCTATTAAAGAAACACTATTAAGCCAATCTGCTGTGCCATCAATTTTTTCAGAAAATCTTAAAGCATAAAAGGCTAAATCTAAATCAGTTACAGCTTCCCAAGATAAATGAATGTCTGCACCAGATACGTTTGCTGATAAATCTGTTACATCTGAAGGTGGTGCATTTTCTCCTACAATGGTTCTATTTGCTGAAACATAAGTTGATGAAACACCTAAACTATTTACTGCTTTTACTCTAACATTATATAACAATCCATCTTCAACATTTAAAACTCTATGAGTCAATCCAGAACCTTGAGAATTAATTATGAAATCTGAAGCTGTACTTAATTTATATTCTACTTGGTAAAAATCAACAAATTGGTCTGGACTAGCACCTATTACTATATCTAATGCGACAATAACAGTACCATCATTATATGATATTAACTGGTCTGATAATGTAACACTTGCAGGGGGTTGGACTGAAAAAACATTGGGCAAAGTTGTGTTTGGTATTGTGGCAACTTCTTGTTGAGTTCCAAATGTGTAATAACTATCTTGATGTTCTGTAAGTTGTAAATTAATTGTATGGTCTGAATTTATTGTTAAATTTTGCACTCTAAAAGGTTTTGCAGAAAAACTTGGTGTTGCATGGGTTACATTCACTAAATCACCAACTGCTAAATCAAGTGCTGTTGCATCTGCTTTTAATGAAACATCTAAACTTGTTCTTGACCTTCTCAATATTATTTCTGCCATTTCTTGTGCTTGATATGGGCTGTTAATCATAGAAAAATCAAATCTTCCTTCTAGCAATAAACCACCATCTGCTGTTTTCATTGTTGAATGTTGGTCTGCACTCGATAAACCAGTTTCATCTACTGGTGGAAATTGTGCTGTATCTGATTGAAAGCTTTTATCTGGGTTAATAAAATTAACAATAACTCTATTATATCTTGAATTTTTATTTTTACTTGTGACAGATATACCACCAATAATATTATCTTCTGTAAGGCTTATAGAAGCTGAACCAGAGGTTTCAATAAGGATATTATATTTACCTGCTGAAAAATTTAAATACCCCCTACAACCCCTTAAAAAGCTTTTGACGTTATCTATAGCTTTTTTTGAAGTGTCTACAACTGCATGACTATCCATTAAATCTATTGTACTTGCACCACTATAAGGGGTTATATCTGCATCACAAACATCACCTGCTACTTGCCAGTCTGCAAAATTGCTATCAAAATAACTATTGGCTATTCCCATACCAAATCTATCATTTCTTAAATAATCTAATAATTGATAAACTGGATTGTCAGAATATGCCCATGTAGAACTTGTATCTGCTCTATGGCTTCCAGAGCCACCAGTGACAGTGCTATCTAGGTTTGGGTTATAAACTTTTTTTCCTTTAACAACAGCTTGAACAGTTGGCAATGAACCAAATTTATCTCTATTCCACTCAAACCTAATTGCTAAATATGCTAAACCTCTTAGTCTGTGATTGCTTGTCCATGAACTTAGTGTTGATAATAAACTTGATGCAGTTTGGCTATCTGAACCAAAATGTGGTTCTACTGTTATTAAACTTGCACCATCAAAGAAGTTAGAATCACTACTTGCAACAGTAACTTGAGTATTATCAGCTAAATCTCCAGTAAATGTAACAACATTGTCATTGATTTCTATTGACGTAATGTCATCAATTTCGCCTTCACTTAAAACAAGAGCCATATAAAGATATTGATTATCAGCACCAGAAGTTTCTAAAAAAACAATATTACCACCAACTTTTCTTGTTCCATAAACAATAGGAATAGAACCATTAGCACTTTTTTTATTTATTAAAACACCCCTTGCATCTAAATCAGCTTGTATTTGACCAAAGTCTGGAATGTCTGGCTGTGGTACTATCCAAGATATAACATCATCAACAAGGTCAACAGCACCATCTACAATGTCTGCACCAAGTTCAAAAATATCTTCAACAATATCGCCCATTAATTATATCTCCAATTAGAGCCTAAATTTTCAAACCCCAATCTTTTAAATACTGGCTCTGTATCATTACCAGTTGTAACAGTTAGATGAATGGGTAGATTTTTAGCAATCTTCTTTACTGCATTAATTAATGTACTTACTAATTTAAAATTTCTAAAATTTCTTTTTATATATATTGTATGTAGATTTATACATTCTTTTGAACTAAACCAATAACTTGATTTATAACAAATTGCACAACCTATTAATTCATCAACATCTAAATCTTTCAGTAAAATTATTTGACCTTTTTTTAAAAACATAATTATTGAATTTTTTACCTTTTTATCGTCAACATCTGGTAAATGTGTCCCTTCTTCGTTTTTATAATTCCACAATAATTCTATTATATTATCAACATCTTTTATTTCGGCATTGTAGATATTTATACTGCTCATTATCTACCCCACTTAATATCTCTTACAGTAAGTGCAGAAAACTCCATACCTTTATCGCCAGAAAAAAATCTTTGTTGTGAATTGTCTGTAGTAGTTCTTCCAGATGTTTTGCTAAAATTCCCCCAGTGTGAGGTTACAGAATAAACTACTTTGGCTGTAGTTGTATTATCTGTAATTTTATAATCATTAATTGTGCCATAAAATAATAAAAATGGGTCTGCTATTAAAGATAAATTACTATCTAAAAAACCTCTATAAATATGTACATCATCATTTATAATATTTTCGGCTAAAGCTACAGCAATATAAGTCTGGTCAACACCAGATAAACTAATAATAAGAGAGTTTTTTGTAGGTTTATTTGTTTCACTTACAGCACTTATGTTTTTTAAATGCCCATTAGCTGAATATGTTCTAGAACTACCAGAAACACTAGATGTTATATCAAAACTTGCATTTGTTAAATAAATTGGGGTAGCAAATCCAAACTCTAATAAAATAACTGGCTCAATAATACCAGTTGCTAGTTCTGTTTTTACTGCACTTGTTAAACCTCTTGCCATTATAAACCACCTAAATTACAAACTTTCTCTTACATCAAACTCATAATCAAATAACAAATTACCATCTTTATCGGTTTGTGAAGTTGCAAATTCTTGAACATCACTGGTTAAGTAAACTGTAAATGGCACTGAATCATAAGTA